CCCAGCCGCTTTTGGTTCAACGGCGGTAAAATCATTGCTCTCTTATGCAATTCCTATTTCACTTGCTGTAGTAGTGGCAACGTTATCTTTTACGGTTGGAAAAGATAGCATAAAAAAAGATGCTAATAATTTAGAAAAAGCGTATGAAAAAGGCGGTTTTCTGCAATATCTTCAGGAAAGTTTTAAACAACTTCTTAATCCGTTTGAATGGATTAATGCATATGGCGGTGGAGTTTTGAGCCATGATACTGTGATGGACAAATTAGGCATTGGAAATGGAATGAATGTTGATGAATTTGTCAAAAATCTGCCTAAAAAGGAAGATTACAAATCATTAGATGATTTCCAAAAAGCATTAAATGAGTTCAATGATAATATGCCTAATAAATTAAATGTACCTGACAGCTTTGATCTAAAGGCGTGGATAGATGAATGGAAGAATATAAACGGATTAGATGATGTAGATTTACGAGCAGATGTCGTCCTTCCAAATTTACAGGAGAAGATTTCCGAGTTCAAAGACAATGTCAAAGAATGGTGGGGATTGAATGTAGAACTACCCGTTCGCAATAAATTAACAACAACTTTAGAGGATGTTTCTTCATGGTGGGAAGATGTAAAAGAATATTGGGGAGAAAAGAAACTGTCAGTGAAAGCTGAAATGGACAGTATAAAAGAAAAAATTAAAGAAAAGTGGGATGAAGCCTTAACTTACATTCAGGAGAATATTTTCCCGTGGTTCACAAAGAAAAAGTGGATGGAAGTAGGGAATGGAATAAAAGAGGGATTGTCTGCTAAATGGGATGAGTTTTCCGATTGGTGGCAGAATACCGGAATATATAATTGGTGGGAAAATCATGTGAAGCCATGGTTTACAAAAAAAAGATGGGATGAGCAGGGAGACGGAATGAAAAAAGGTCTTTCTGAAAAATGGGGCGAATTTAGTAACTGGTGGAGTACATCTGGAATTGGTTCTTGGTGGACAAATCATGTAGAACCGTATTTTACAAAAGATAATTGGACATTCAGCGGCATTTCTGACGGATTGAAGCAGGCATTTGATAATGCTGTTGCAGGAATTAAGCAGGTATGGAATAATTTTGCAACGTGGCTTAATTCAAAACTGTCTTTTTCATGGGATTCTGTAAATATTGGTGGAAAAGAAATAATTCAAGCTGGCAATATTAACCTCGGGAAAATACCAACATTTGCAACCGGAGGCTTCCCGGAAGATGGTTTATTTTTTGCAAATCACGGAGAAATGGTCGGGCAGTTTAGCAATGGAAATACAGCGGTTGCGAATAACAGCCAAATCGTAGAAGGAATTAAAGCAGGAGTAAAAAGCGCAGTATCAGAAGCATTGACACCATATCTGTCACAAATCGCACAGAATACAAGTGAAAACAGCGGAATTAAAGTTGAATTAGACGGCAAGGTAATATATGACAGTACAGTTAAGCAATGGAAGAGTGAAGCAAGAAGAACACAGAGAAATCCAGTTCCAATATTTTAATGACAAATACCGCCACTTGTGCTAGAATTATTTTATTACAAGTGGTGGGAGGAAAAGCTATGGAATATAGAGAGATTGATTTTCTTTGCGGTTGGACTATTGAACGAGCTGTAAAGGAATTGCACGAAAGAGCAAAGGATGGTAATAAATATTGTGGTGAATTCAATGGAAATAAACTAACATCTGATATGTCTTTAGATGATGCTTATATGCTTTGTATAGGTAAAACTTTTGACGAATTTAATAAAGAGCAAGAAGAAAGTCGTCAAAGATTAATTCGTGAAGAGGAAGAACATAAAAGAAAAATCCCTGAATTATCAAAGTATTGGATAGAAGAAGGTCATAAGGTTTTATCTAAAGATAAATGGAATATGTGGGATAAGTGTGTTCCTATTCGACTTAATGATCTATACAGAGGAATGGAACTTGGTCAATGCTTAGATATTATCAAAACTGTTAAAGAAAAATCTATTCAAGATGGAATTGAAATTATGAAAAATCAGGGACATTCTGGTATGTCATGGGGATTAATGAAGTCTATGATTAGAGAATTTTGTGATTGTGGCAATGAGTTCTTAGAACAGTTAGGAGACCAGCTATGAATGAAAAAAGTGAAACAAAATTATGCAAGTACTGTCAGACGGAGATTCCAGCTAAAGCAAAAATTTGCCCTAATTGCAAAAAAAAGCAGGGTGGAGCAACAAAGTGGTTTGTTGCGGTGGTTATAGTTATAATCCTGTTGATTGCCATATTTGGCGGAAACGGAGAAAATAATGATGCAGTTGCTGATTCTACCGAGCAAAATAAAAAAGTCTCTTCTATTAGTACGGTAGATAACAAGGAAGCGACAAGAGAAGAAGTTTCTGATTCTGATTTTTTGGTAAAAGAGTATCTGTACGAAAACACAATAGGAGACACATTAGATTTTTTGATTGTAACAAATAATTCAAACACGAATGTCGCAATTTCTGGGAACGCTATAGCCAAAGATTCAAGTGGGAATTCAATAGGAGCCGCCGACATGAGCATTGATGTATTGGGAGCAGGGGAAACATCTATTGGTGTTTTCTATTTTGATAGTGTGTCCGGAATTGACAAGGTGGATTATACCTTAGATTATGACGAAAACCCATATTATAAACCGGTTGTAAATGATTTATCCGTTGAACAGACATTTAATGATGAAAACGTGACTGTATCCGTGACCAATAACAGCACAAATCCGGCGCTTTTTGTAAGCGCGTATGCAATATTTTTTGACAGTAGTAATAATGTGGTAAATTACAACAGCACATATATTACAGATTCAGACAGTGAGATTAAACCAGGGAAAACTATTTCGGGGCAGCTTGATTGTTATGGAAAATACGATTATGCAGAGGTATATTTTACTGGAAGAGCAGATAAATAGAATAATAAACTAAAGGAGAAGAATGTATGTACGACAAAGAAAAAGGGATTTATCCATCTGGAGGATATCTTGTTGGTAGAGATTTACCATTGGGCGGTTATGTTTTTACTGCAAAAAACGGTCAAAAAGGTTGCGTTACTCTTTACAAAAGCTATAAAGATTTTAAAGAAGAGGAAATGGAATTAACCTATGAATACTTTGAAGAAGATTATCATTTATCGCTAATGGAAGATGGTAATTACTTATTGGTGGAAAATGCAACAATACAGAAAATATAAGAGGAAGCGCAGAGATGCGCTTCTTTTTTGATTTATTTAGCACCTATCATACACGGTAGGTGTTATTTTTATACCTATTTTCAGGAGAATAGCCATGAAAAAATATAAACCAATAGACTGGGGTAAGTGCTCGGAAAACCGGACACCAATAGGAAATCCGAATAATTGCCTTGTGGCGGATATTCTGCCGGACGGAAAAACTGAAATCTTATTTTTAAGTGATGATAATGGTGTTCATATTTGTAAATCTGAAAAAACAACTTGATTGGAGGTGTTCGCATGGCGTACAGCGGATGGCTGTTAAAGATTGGCAATTACATAGTGCCGATGTCGTTTATGAAAGCAGAAACATACAGTCCATATGTCAACATGCAGGATTTGGACGATTATACAGACGCCAACGGCTATCTGCATAGAAATGCCGTGGAATTAAAGGCTTTAAAAGTGGAGTTTGAGACACGGGCAATGCTGACAAATAAGACTTTTAGTGAGGTTTTAAACAATATTCGAATTCAGTTCACAAATGCGACAGGGAGAGCCTGCTATATCACAGCGTATATCCCGGAATATGACGATTATGTGACGCAGTACGGTTATATGGCAGATTTTCAGCCTACGATATACGGAACATATGATGGAATAATTCGTTACAATTCAGTTCGGCTTGCTTTCATAGGGGGTGTGTACGGTGGTTAATTATAAATATGGCGACTTGTTCAAAAAAGATACGGTCGATAAGCAGTTATCCATCGTATCTGATGATGGAAAAATCAATATCACAAATACAGAGCTACACCAAGAAAAATTCGAATTGACCGAAAGTTTGTGTTCAGAACAGGAATTGACGTTTGGATCATGTGAAGCTGCCATGATTAAATTCACGGTGTCAAATACATTTTTGCCAATGAAGGGCAGATGGATGACAGTAAGGATGTCTCTTGGTGGACATACAGATGTTCCATTTCAGTTCGGGAGATATAAGGTTGATTCTGATACGCCTACGGCAGACAGGACGTGCCGTGATGTTGTCGCATATGATGCTCTTTATGACATTTTAAATGCAGATGTGGCAGCATGGTATAACACTGTCTTTCCATCCCATAAAGAGCAGCAGAAAGATAAAGATGGAAAAACTACGACTGTTACAGTTTATGATCCGGTCACAATGAAGCAATTCCGGGACAGCTTTTTTAATCACTTCGGGATTGAGCAGGCTGATATTATACTGGTTAATGACGGCATGTCTATTGAAAAAACAGTTGCAGTCACGGCATCCAGTGAGACAAGTTCTGATACAGAGGAATCGAGCACCATAGGCGAATCCGTGAGCGGCAAGGAAGTGTTGTCCTGCATTTGTGAGATCAATGGCTGTATGGGGCACATGGGGCGCGACGGGAAGTTTCATTATATTTATCTGGAACAGGAGATACAGGGATTATATCCGAGAAATGACCTTTATCCGGCAGATGATCTGTTTCCGCGCGATCCAAAGAGTACGCAGATAGGAAAAGGATTCTATGTTACTGCCACATATGAAGATTATCTTGTCAAAACCATTAATAAGCTACAGATCAGGGAGCAGAAGAATGATATTGGCGTGATCGTAGGCACCGGAGACAATGCTTATGTGATCGAGGATAATTTTCTTGTATATGGCAAAGGCACAAAAGAACTGAAAGGCATTGCAAAAAATATCCTTTCCAAGATCAGAGGGATTGTTTACCGCCCGTTTACAGCGGACTGCAAAGGAAATCCGTGTCTTGAGGTCGGGGATGCAGTGCGACTGCCGACCAGATATGAACTGATCGAGTCCTATATTCTGAAAAGAACTATGAAAGGCATACAGGCTTTGCGTGATGATTTGGAAGCGGATGGGGAAGAGTACCGGACAAACGGGGCGAACGGAATACAGAAAAGTATTTTAAAGCTCAAAGGCAAGAGCAATGTGTTGGAGCGAACCATTGAAAAGACACAGAGCACGATAACTGATGTTGAGAAGGGATTGCAGTCACAGATCACGCAGACCGCAACCGAAATTCGCACAGAAGTTAAAAATACAACGGATGGTTTATCATCGAGAATCACGCAAAATGCGAGCAGTATTACAGCAGAAGTTAAAAGGGCACAGGGACAGGAAGTTGAACTTGCAGCAGCTATTAAAATTAATGAGGACAAGATTACAGCGGAAGTTACGAGAGCAAGCAAAGCAGAGGGCGATTTGTCCGGAAATATAGAGGTGACCGCAACTAAGATACGGTCAGAAGTCAGTGCTTCTTTAACAGTATGGGATACCGAAGATTATGACGTTACACATTGTGGTTTCGGGAATCCACAAAATACATACCCTGCATCTTCGTATTATTCTGGACACAGTTTTTTGGATCAGAAGACTGGAAAGTTTTATGGTTGCGAACCAGATGGTGGAATAAGCAGTGGAAAATACAAATGGACTCTGATAAAGAAATTTAAGCAGCTTTCATCGAGTGCGTCCAGTACGATTACGCAGTCATCAAAGCAGATCAGCTTGAAAGTATCAAAAGACAGCGTCATTTCAGAAATCAACCAGTCAGCCGAGGGTATCAAAATTAAAGCAAAACTGCTTGAATTAAAAGGTTCTATGGAAATGACCGGGGGATATATGCATATTCAAGCGGAAGAGTCTGTAGAAAACCTTATTGAATTTAAACGCAGTGGAACACTTGTACAGATGGGAACGGATGGATTTCGAACAGTGGAAGGGACGCTTGAAAGTCCTGTTCATAAATGTACGGTTCAATATAATCAGGTTTCATTGCATAAAGGCGCAAACGATAATGACCACATGATGATCCATTTAGACGGAGATACCGGAGTAGGTGGATTCAGAGGTGGAGTAATTAATGGATCTGACAAAAGAATAAAAAACACAATTTTAGATTTAAGCAAAAAGCAATCATCTGAGTTTATTTATTCTTTAAGAGCAAAATCGTATCGTTATAATTTCGAAAAAGATGGGTTCCATCATGGATTTATTGCACAGGATGTTTTGAAAAAAGCGGAAAAAGGGTGGAATATTTGTCCAAAAACGTTTTCAGACAGCAATGGGAAAAAGTATTACGGACTGAAATATACGGAACTTATTGCAGATCTGGTAGCCACAGTGCAGTTACAGCATGAAGAGATAGAAAATCTGAAAGAAAAGGTGGAAAGTTTATGATTAACGCAGAAATCCGAGAGTTTGAGAATGACATTATTAATTATGTAAATGCCTGTGAAAGTATTCCGGTTGAGGTTAAATATCTGGTGTTTAAAGATATTTTGCATCAGATCGAATCAGAAGCAAATAGAAATGTGATTGCCGAACGGGAACAGATGGAGAAAGACATGGAAAAGGAGGGCAAGGAACATGAATAAAGCACACGTACCTATCAACTGGGAGAATTACCCAAGCGATGAGACTCCGTTGAACGAACGAAACCTCAACAAAATGGATAGTGCTATCGGCATTATTGACGACAATGTAGTTACCCTGGATGCGACAAAAGCAACCAAGACAGAGGTAGCAACTCTTGTTGCAGACGTGACCTTTGAGGAATCGACCGGAATCATTACGATCACAAAAAAGAACGGTTCTAAGATTACGATTGATACACAGATGGAGAAAATCGCAATCAACTTCGATTATAACCCGACTACACAGCAGATTATCCTGACTCTGATTGATGGCACGAAACAGTACATAGACCTGTCGGCACTGATTACACAGTATGAGTTCCTTGATTCTGATACGGTAGCTTTTTATATTGATAAGGATGGAAAAGTGTCTGCCATCGTCAAAGAGGGTAGCATCGAGGAAAAACACTTGGAGCCAAACTATCTTGCGAAAATCAAAGTGGAAGTGGCAAAGGCAGAGTCAAGCCAGCAGGCAGCGGCAAAGTCCGAAGCCAACGCCAAAGCAAGTGAGAATGCTGCAAAAGCCAGTGAAACAGCGGCAAAAACATCCGAAACCAATGCCAAAGCGTCAGAGACAGCGGCAGCGAAGTCAGCTACGGCGGCAGAGGCATCCGAAAGCAACGCAAAAGTCAGTGAGACATCCGCCAGTGAATCATCCGCCACAGCCACGGAGAAAGCATCATCCGCCAGTCAGTCAGCTGATACAGCAGCCGAAAAAGCAGATATTGCAACTCAAAAGGCTGCGGAGATCATCGGTAAAGCGGAATCTGCAGAAGAAAGTGCAACCAAGGCACAGAGTTATGCTGTTGGTGGTACAGGAAGCAGAGAGGGCGAGGATTCTGACAATGCCAAGTATTACTATCAGCAGGCAAAAGACATATCAGAAGGACTTAAAGGTGGATTGCAGCCACACGGAACAGTTGCATTTGCAGATCTTCCGGCACTTGCGGATGTCAATGCCGGATGGATGTACAATATTTCAGATGAATTTACCACCACGGATGATTTTAAAGAGGGAGCGGGCAGTACAGTCCCTGCGGGAGCAAACATCTACAAAACATCGGATGAAAAGTGGGATGTGCTTGCCGGTACGCCGGTTACTGGCGTGAAAGGTGTGAAAGAAAAATCATACCGTCGGGGAAATGTGGTACTGACAGCAGAAAACGTCGGTGCAGTGGCAACCGGTGGAGATACAGCAGAGAATACAGCAACTTTTACGAGTAGTGATGTGGCAGACGGATCAGTGTCAGCATGGACAAGCGTACCAAAATTATCAAGTGGCGAAAAACATTCTTCTATTTTTGCAAAGGTGTCACAGATGTTCAAGAATGTGCGGTATCTCTATAAAATGCTTGGAACGACAGACATTTCTAAGATTGGGAATGGTACTTGTACAGGGGCGATATCATCGTTAAACAGCAGTTTAGGCAATAGTTTTAAAGGCAAGTACGATGTTCTCGTTTCTTCTCTTAGTAATAATGCTACGTGGACACAGTATCAAATAGCCGATGTAACAAAATATAAATTTCTCCAACTTCAAGTTAGAGATGAGAATTATTCTGAAATAGCAAGTAATATTATTGCGTATGATTTTTTTAAAGATTGCAATACGGATCAAAGAACATTTGGCGTTTGGGCTAACGGCTGGCAAAACGCTGAATATTGCGTTCTATGCTGTTATGTAGACAATACACATGTCGCATTATATGTTGGTACCAGACTTACACAGGCTGTGTTAAGCGGATTGTACTAATCTATAGTATTTTCCCGAACGCTTGCCAAATAACGGAAAATGTAAGTTCATCTGAATAGTCGTTCTTAATAGTAAAAATAATGCCGGATGCGTTGTATTCGACATCATATATAGACATTTCGAAGCCAAATTGTTTTGGTGTTAAAGAGCATATTGGTGTATCTATATATTGCTTATTAAAATGGATGCTTACTTGAACAGCTGCTTCAGATTTTAAATGTATCTCATAAACACCATCTTGCTTTTGATATTTCCCTAAACTGCTGTTTTACGAACAAAGCGGACAACTTGGCACAAAAGAAAAACTATGTAGAAATATAATAAAATTAAGAGCCTAAGAGCCGATTACATGACCATGTGTTGTGTAGCCGGCTCTTTTGCATAAAGCCTACGGGCAGAAAGGAAAATTATGCACTTAAAATTCATCACAGATAACTGGCAGATGCATAATTTTCAACCAGTAATTAATTTTTTAACAAAATTTAAACTAATCAATCGACATTCTGCGACAATAAGAAATTTACCTGTCGAAACTTGCGACCGAAAGAAATTGAATGTTTGCGGGAAAATTTGTAAAATAAAATTGTCCGATAAGGGCACTTCAAGTTCTGGCTGAGGGGCGGGATAAGGCGTTTTCTTGTCCCTCAACTACAAACGAGTTTGTAATTTGTAGCATTTTGTCAAATGGGGTTGACGATATCGAACATAAGTTCTATAATTTGTGTATCGCTATCGAAAGTGCGGAATGATTGGAGGAAATCAATATGGGGGAAAATGATTGTAATGAAGCCAAAGCGTTTTACAAACAAAAAATAACTGAAATGGTCGCGAATTGTGACAATGAAGAGTGGTTAAAACTCATTTATATATATGTCAAAAGATTATTAGAATAGAAGAAAAGCCAAGGGTTTGCGCATTGCCCTTGGCTTTTCTTTATTCTTCTTGGCTTTGATTTGCGATTGAATCAATGAATTTCTCCAATGCATTCCATCCGGTATCATCCAGTTTGGATAATGCCGTGATTAAACGTTTTTTAAAATCTGAATCTTCACATTTTAAAACATCAATAAGCATCTCGTTTATTTGTTCATTTTTGGTTTTCGGAATAAACATTTCTCCGTTGCCTGTCCGCAACCATTTTTCATTGACATCATACAGGGAACATAAGACTTTAATAGACTGGTCGGATAAGTTGCGCTGTCCGTTCTCTATCAAAGAAATATAATTTCTCGTTAATCCAAGATCTTTCCCAAATTCATCTTGGCTCTTTCCCAAGCGTTCCCGTAATGCTTTAATACGGTCTTTCAAGTTTATCACCTCTTTTCCACAAATAAAATATACCATGAACTGCTAACAATGTCAACAAAAAGGTATTGACAATGCTAACAATGTATGCTAATGTATGCTTACAAGGTCAACAGACACAAGTGACAAAGTCTGATGGCAAATAAATTATGAAAGGAGTGATACAGTGAGTAAAATCAAGGCTCATGCAGTTGCATTTTTTAATAAGCATTTTGTTAAGTGGAAATTTTTACAGAGTATATTTGTTATTCCATTCCAGAAGGATGGGAAGATGTATCTGCACATTTCACAAGTATGTGAAGATGGAACGAGAGTGGTAAAAAGAACGTTCCTCATTGAGCATTTGGTTGATGATAACTTGGCGGTTACAAACCAAACGCTCGAAGAAGAAAAAAGAGTGTTTAAAAATCCTACATTACTTTAATCCATGTAGTATATCCACATTCTTTGCATTCTGGTAGCATTTCGCTTGAATGTTTTATGGTGATAATTCCGCGTTTGTTTTTACCGCCACATTGCATACATACATATGTACCTTTATCAACAGTTTCATATGTAGCGAATGTTTCAGAATAACCACTATCCATATTTACACCACCTTTCCTATTAAATAAGGAAAGTATATCACAGAAAGGAAGTGTAATAAATGAGCGAACAGGAAAAGAAAGTTGTTGAAAAACTCAAAGAAGCCATTCCGAAAATGAACGACTTTCAGAAAGGCTACGTTCTTGGCATGGTTGAGGGTTCAGCAAGTGTTTCAAAAAATCATCCAGTAGAAGAGACTGGGAACTCAAAAACAGAAGAATAGAAAACAAGATATTGATAGTTGAGAAATTTGTCGGAATTTGCAGATTAAATGTGTTTGTAACACAGGAAATCAGTTGATACAATTAATATGCGACGGCGGCAGGAAATGAGTTACATTATTGCTTTATTTTCCGCATCATCTTTAGTATTTTATTTAATCTCTTTTGTACTTTTTTAATTCCTTTGTATAGGTCGATTGTCATGGATGTTACGGTTAGAATTATGAAGAAGTCGTAACCGGTAACACGCCATACCAATAATGAGATAAGTATACTAACGATTTTCATGATAACAGTTCCTTTCATGATGGCCGCCGCCGTACATTAATTGTATCAACAAAGCAAAATAGAGACAACCAGTATTTTCCAACTATCAAGCGGTAGTTGGATTTTTTATTGCAAAAAATCCGGAAAGGAGACAAATGAACGAATTAGTACATATTGGAACAAAAGAATTGCCGGTCATTGAGTGGAAAGGACAAAGAGTTATCACTACCGCACAGTTGGCTGATGTGTACGAAACAGAAACAGATAACGTAAAAAAGAACTTTCAGAGCAACAAAACACATTTTAAAGAGGGAGAACATTTCTTCTTATTAAAAGGAGCAGATCTTAAGGAGTTTAAGAACAGGGTAACTGATTTTCCCCTTGTTGGGAAAAACGCGAATCAGCTTTATCTTTGGACACGTCGAGGTGCAAGCCGTCATTGCAAAATGCTTGGGACTGATAAGGCATGGGAACAGTTTGATGCACTGGAAGAAAATTATTATAACCAGACGCAAACAGTTATTCCAACCGGCGAAGAACTTATGGCACTTGCAGTTATTGAAGCGCACAAGATGCTTGAGCAGAAAGACAAGCAGATACAGGAACTTGAAACCGAAGTTGTTGAAATGAATAACATCATTTTAGAAATGCAACCAAAAGTCAACTACGTGGATTTGATTTTGAACAGTAAATCAACAGTACTGGTAACACAGATCGCACAGGATTATGGAATATCTGCTAAAGCGTTTAATAAGATGCTGAAAGAGTTAGGAGTTCAGCGCAAAGTAGGAAAACAGTGGATTTTATACAGGCAATATCAAGGGCTTGGATATGTTCACAGTAAGACTATTGATATTACAAGGTCGAATGGGCGGTCTGATGTGGTTATGCAGACGGAATGGACGCAAAAAGGAAGATTGTTCCTGTATGAAAAGCTTAAGAAGAACGGGGTTTTACCGTTAATTGAGAGAAAGGATGATGAAGATGCTTAATTTTTACGTCATGGACGGCAAAAAGCTGATCGACTTTAAACCTAAGTGGATTAATTATGTGCGAGCATTAGACAGAAGATGCAAAATGGCAGGCTTTTGGGGAAACATGACAATACAGGAAGCAAAAAGCGCTTATCCAGATGAACTTAAAAAGGATCTGTATTTAATGATAAAGCTAAAAGGAATGTCTGGCTGTAAGTTATTAAAATGCAGCGAACCGGACTTTGTAAAAAACGAGTTCCAACTTATTGAAATGATATGCGATATGGTAGGAGCTTTCACACCAAGAGAATTTATGAATATGTTTCCTATCGAAAAGACATTCGATGGAGAAAGATACCAGTGGAAAGATTACTTCTATACAATGAATTACATTGAGAGATTCGGTATGGACAAACTGATAGGAGATAAAGCGTCGGAATTTCTTATGGAATATCAGAACTGGGATATTACACATTTTATGGTTTATTGGATGGAAGTTGTAAGTCAGATGAATATTTTACAAGGTGGCAAAGATATCTTGCTTGAGTTCATGGAAGAACAGGGAGTAAAGCCACATACAATGCATTCTGACGGCAAATACATGATCGACGATGAAACAGGAGAAAAGTTCGAAATTAAAAGTCCTAAGAATCGGATGAAAAAACTTTTTTCTGTTACATGAGGAAATGCCTATGAAAAAGTTAGCAAAGATAATTGAAATGATCGGCACCGTTGTTTTTCTGTTTTGCATCTGCATTGATGCAACGGAGTATCCGGTCACTGCTATACCTGTATTGATTGGATTACTTCTTATTTATATAGGAACAAAAATAGATGGGGAGTGGCAGGAGTATACAGAAGAGATTGTAGATTACGATTACAGAAGTGAGTCTGATGACGATGACGGTATTACCTATATCACATTTGACACTGATTACAGCAAAGAAAAGGAATCATCCGAACCGACCAAAGCTGAATGATTCCAGTTCAAGCAATAGCATAAGCTATTTGCGCCTATTTTAGCACAAGAAAAGGAGAAATTCAAATATGAGAGCAGAAAACAATAAAGTGGAACTTACAGGAACGATTATCACAGAGCCGGAATTTAACCATGAGGTGTTTGGAGAGGGATTTTATAATATGCACCTCAAAGTGGATAGATTAAGTGGGACGGCTGATATTATCCCATTAATTATTTCAGAGAGATTAATCAATCTGAATGATAAATACACGGGCACTGCCGTTAATGTTTCCGGTGTGTATAGTTCTTATAACAAACATGAGGAAAAGAGAAATCGTCTGTTATTATATGTATTCGTCTGTGAAATTGAAAAAGCGAATCCGGGAGAGCATACAGATTTGAACAAAATCCAGCTTGACGGATATGTATGCAAAGAACCGATTTACAGGAAAACTCCGCTTGGAAGAGAAATTGCAGATTTATTAATCGCAGTCAATCGTTCCTACGGAAAATCAGATTATATCCCATGTGTTGTTTGGGGTAGAAATGCAAGATTTGTTGGTCAGTTGGAAGTAGGAACTCATATTGAGATCAATGGACGCATTCAGAGCCGCGGATATATTAAGAAATATGAAGATGGAACAGAAGAGCAGAGAACAGCATATGAGGTGTCTGTAAGCAAAATTAATGTATTAGAGGAGGAAAATTAAGATGGCAGAAAATACCGTTACAATTTCCGTTGAGGAATATGCAGATCTGGTTGCATGCAGGACGAAAGTTCATACAGCATGTGCCATTATTGCAAATGAACACCAAAGAGACATTGAGCTGATGGGGAAAAAAGGAACAACTATTAATTCAAAAATTATAGAGTCAGCTCTTGGATATGTTGACGATGAAGCATGCTTTGAAGAGGCACTTAAAAAATATAAAGAGTGGAAGGAGAAGGAAAATGAAACTGAAAATTAGATCATTACATATGGAGAATTTCAAGGGAATTAAGAGCCTTGATGTGAATTTCTCTAATAAGACAAGTATTAAAGGACAGAACGCCGCAGGAAAGACAACAATCTTCGATGCGTTTACATGGCTGCTTTTCAATAAAAACAGTGCCGGAGAGGAAAAGTTTAATGTTCGACCATTAGATAAGGACGGAAACCGCATTGATAATGTAGAAATTAAGGTTGTGGGAGTTATTGACGTTGATGGGAAAGAAGTGGAACTTTCAAAGGTTCAGAAGCAGAATTGGGTTAAGAAGCGTGGAACCGACACCGTTACTTTGCAAGGCAATGTCAATTCATTTGAGATTGACGGATATCCGAAGAGTGAAGCTGATTTCAAAGCCTATGTTTCAAATCTGGCACAGAGCGAGGATATGTTTAAGATGCTGACCAATCCGCAGTATTTTTCTTCTCTGAAATGGAAAGATCAGCGCGATATTCTGATGCGCCTTGCAACGGATGTATCGGATGTTGAACTGGCGCAGACAGATGCTAAGTATGCTCCATTACTCGGCGAGTTGGAGAAAGCACCGTCCACAGATGATATCCGTGCTAAGTTTTCCAAAGCGTTATCCGGGTGGAAGAAGAAACAGGCTGAAATTCCGGTGCGTATTGATGAAGCAGAAAAATCCAAGATTGATGTGGATGTGGCAGAACAGGAGCTTGCAAAGGTGGATCTGGTAAGAAGAATCGCTGAATGTGGCAAGAAAATGGAGAATGCCGGTAGCGCGTTGGGCGATTTAAGAAGTAAGGAAATGCAGTTGCAATTTGATATGTCCGGCATTATGCAGGTCATGAATGACGAACTTTCCGCAAAACGTAGAGGTCTTGACAGTGCCAAGGATGATGCAACACGAGAGTTCAATGACTTACATAATCAGATTCAGTCTGCGGAAAATCAGATCAAGGCAAATGAGAAGACAATTTCCGATACAGATGCAGAGCGGAAAAATCTTGGTGTTGAATACAATGCAGAATTTTCCAAGGCATTTGATGAAATGCCATATCTCTTTGACGAATCCAAGTGGAAATTTGATGAATCTACAACGGTTTGTTCCTTATGTGGTCAGAAGTTGCCGCAGGATAAGATTGAGTCTCTTAAGGCTGATTTTGAGCAGAAAAATGCAGATGCCAAGGCACGTGCCACCAAGCAGTTAGAGGATGCACGCAAAGCATTTGATGATGCAAAGGGCGCAAAACTTAAAGGTCTGATTGACAAGGGCAACGCTTGCAAGGCTGATATTGAGCGATTGACAAAGGAAAACGCCAAGTTGCAGGAAGACATTGTGGCACTCAAAGAGCAGGAATCCAAGGCACTTGCAAAGCAGAATGATTATGCAAAGCAGTTATCCGAGATCCCGGCAGAAGCTGATTATTCGCAGAATGAAGAGTATGTGAAGCTGAAAACAGAGCATGACAAGATTCTTGCTGATATTGCAAAGGTTGAATCCGAGGGCGCAGACAAGGTTGTTACTGATTTAAAAGCCGAGAAAGCCGATCTGCAGGCGCAGCTTGATGAAGTGAACAAGGTTATTGCGCAGGCGGCTAACAATGTGGCGATTGATGATCGTATCGAAACGCTTCGTGACGAGCAGAAAGAAATCGGGCAGAAAGTTGCCGACCAGGAACAGATGCTTTACCTCTTAGAAGAGTTCATTCGTTTCAAACTGGATAAGGTTTCTGAATCTATCAATAGCCATTTCAAGACAGTTAATTTCAAACTCTTCGAAATGCAATTAAATGGCGGTATGAAAGATTGTTGCGAGTGTACTGTGAATGGCGTTCCGTATTCGACTTTGAATAGTGGTCACAGAATCGTAGCAGGACTTGATATTATCCGTTCTCTTAGCGAGTTATACGGCGTAAGCGTGCCTATTTTTGTTGATAACGCAGAATCGCTGAATGAGTTCAATGTGCCGGATATGGATGCGCAGTTAATTCTTTTGAGCGTTTCAGAGGACAAGCAGTTGAAAGTGGAGGGTGTGTAAATGAAAATTAGAGTTTCTACAGACGGAATGAACATTTCTGTTGATGTCGGGGATAAAGCGGTTGAACTTTTCTCTAAGATTACAAGCATGCTGGTAGACTATCTTCATTTTGATTCCACGAAAGAAATTGAGATTGAGAAACCAAAGTTAGAGCTTGATTCGCTTCCAAAAATTCCGAATGCTGTAGTGCCGAGTAACATACCGGCACAGCATAAAGAACCTGTTGAAGAGACTTATCACGGATTGACATATAAAGGATTCATCTATTGGAAATGTAAGAAATGTGGAGCGATAAGAGGTTTCTGCTTGAAGAAAGAGAGCAAAGGCATCCATTGCATGAATTGCGGAGATGATTCACTTTTTGATGAACCATTGAAACCACTTTATGCGAATTGCGAGTGCGGACAGCATTCAAGATACATGACCAATATGGATGAGGAAATGTTTGATATGGATTGCATTGATTGTGGTGCACCAATTCCTATTAAGTGGAACGACCATGATAAATGCTATCAGACCATCAAAAATTAGAAAGTGAGGTATCAGAATGAATTATATCAAAGCAAAATTTCCAAACAGCACCAGAAGCTATACATACCGCACCGAGGATTCTGTGAAAGCCGGTGACACGGTTGTAAATGCCAATGGTGCAAAGCTAACAGTTACAGATGAAACCGTGGATATGAAGTGGGTAGAGACATACGTTGCTGATAAGGTGGCAGTTGTGAAGAAATGCGAGGAAAGCGAGGAAAAGCAGTGAAACTTTATTTTTATGGACTTAATTCGGACGGAATCTCCGTCACAGAAATGGAAGTGATTGAAAAACCAAAGACATATTATCCAGTTGATAAGAAAAGAGGTTTTCCAAATTGCATGAGCTTTGTTAGAAAAGAGGACGAAGGGAAAATTACTGGCTATTATGAAAATATTTTCCTTACAAAGCCGAATTTCGATTATGCAAAGGAAAAGTTTAGAGAAGCCGCAGAAAAGGAACTTAAATCGGCAAAAGAAAAGTTTGAAATAGAAGAAAACAAATTAAAAATCATCATGGAAAGCGAGGAAAAATAATTATGGCAGAAACAAAGAAACAGGAAGTGGCGGCACAGGGAAAACAGGAAATGAATACACAGCTTTCTTATTATGCGAACCAGTACACAGGGCTTATGGAGCGTGACTTCGCAGAGCATGGACTTGTGTTTGATGATTATTCCAAGCAGTGCGCTATGGCAGCTATGAGTGCAATTTACAACCTTGTTACATCCAACAAAGCCGCTATGAGCAACTTGAATGGTTCTAATTTGAGACAGGTTATCGGGCAGGTATCAAGCCTTCAACTTAATGCCAATGCTGTACCAAGAGAGTGCTATTTCCAATTGAGAAGCAAGCAGGACGCAAACGGAAACTGGTACAAGGAAGTAGAAATGGGAATCGAAGGAGACGGAAACGATGCGCTTCTTCGCAACTTTGGTGTTGATGTTAAAAAAGTATATCCGGTATGGCTTGTGAAAGAAGGGGATGAGTTTACATATCCGAAGCACAGAGGCGTTGAAGTTACGCCGCCGGAGTGGGAAGAAAAAGGATTTTCACAGAAAGTAATCCGTGTTGTTTATCCTGTTGAAATGAATGATGGAAAAATCGAGTACATGATTGCAGAGCGTGAAAGCGTAAAAGGGAATCTTTTCGCTCATGTCCGTAATAATCTGTTGAATGAAACTTTCGGACTTGTAAAAGGTGGCAAAAAGACACGTTATGATGCAACAGAAGCAGAAAAGAAAGCTATCGCAGAAAAGAAAAAAGAAATTCTGAAAGCACTTTTAGACTGTAAGACTATTGAAGATATGCTCGCCTGTGAAGTTGCGAAACCATATATGAGTGCTGCATGGCTTGATACATCGGAATCCATGATTGTTCGTAAGATGCGTAACAATGCAATCAAAAAGCATCCAAAAGACCTTAATGCTATTGCAAAACAGTCTCTTATGCAGATGGATGAAACTTATCAGCAGACACAGGAAGAAATTGCGGAAAATGCCAATTCAGAGCCATTTGTTGTAGCTGAATCCGAAGTTATTGAGACCGGGAGCGAAGTAGTTGAACCACAGCCAGAAAAAGTAGCCGGAGAAGTCGTTGAGAATGACGAAAGCGTACCGGACTTTATGAAAGATTAGAGGTGGATGTATGAGAGTTATATCACAGAATGGAACGCTTGATGTTCCATATGAACAAGTTATTATAAGCAGATACAGAACCAGTATATTTTTCATTAACAAGAGCTTTACAAATAAGAAAACGATAGCGGACGATACTGAATTAGCCGTGTACTCTACGGAAGAAAAAGCGCGGAAAGCTATGGAAGACCTGCAATATGCGTATGCATGCCGTAATATAGCGATGTTCGACAAAGAAAAAGCTATTTATATTCCGAATGATAAAATGACTAAAACTGTTATTGGAGGTGTCTTTCAGTTCCCGGCAGAGGAAGAATTGGAGTAGGCTATGATTCACGTTTCATTTGACTTGGTGGATGAGTTTATTCCAAGAGTTCCAAAACAGCGGTGTGAGGGCGAAAACGACACGATTAAACGGATATGTGTAGCACAAAGCATAATTGAAGCCTTGAACGCAATACCGCAAGCCGGGTTAGTGGTACGGAATATGAAATCGCTTGGCTTGCCGGTAATCATCCATTGCTACTATCTGAAAGCTGACAAGGTCATGAGCAATGATGAAGTTCAGAAATATGTGCCGGATGCGGAATTTACTAGGGAAATGTGGATATTGGAAAAACCCAAAGCTGTGAACCGTATTGATTACGAGATTACGGACTGCATTGTCAAACAGGGCGTAGATGTTTTTGGTAACGAACAGTTTGAGGTACGGCTTCCAGAGATTGAGCGAATTAAACATCAATCCAATATTGATAATTTTTTCAAGGTTTTTTGTCATAATCCGAATGAAAGAAAAATGAGAGGAATATTTGAAAAGCAAAGTTACAGAAAAGTTCTAGCGAATTTTGATGATGAGATTATCGAGAAAGCGAAGGGAGTGATTGAAAATAAAGCTTAAAGTCCTAGGTTCCGGTTCATCCGGCAACTGCTATATTTTGGAGAATGAAAACGAAGCCTTGATAATCGAAGCTGGGTTGCCATTCATGGAAGTCAAGAAAGCCTTGAATTTCAATGTAATGAAGATAGTCGGCATGATTTCCAGCCATGAACATGGAGACCATTATAAATATTTCGAGCAATATAAAAATGCAGGAATCAATTCGGCTTGCTTTGGTACAGGAATTCCCGAATATGATGCCGATAAAATGAAGTATTATCTTGTTTCTATGGGGAAATTCAGAATTAAAATTTTTCCATTAGTACACGATGTTCCTTGCTATGGCTTTTACATTACGCATCCAGAAATGGGTAGTTTGGTGTATGCATCTGATACCGAGTACATCAAATACCGATTCAAAAATGTCAATCATTTTATGGTTGAGAGCAATTACGATATGCAGTTTGTAGACCGGGACGAGCCAAACTACGAACACCGCCTACGAGGTCACATGAGTCTTGATACGGCACTTAAATTTATTTCTACTAACGATAACCCGGCATTGAGAAATGTCGTTCTAATACACTTATCAGATAAAAGCGGAGATCTCGCACTATTTAAACAAAAGACAGAAGAAACAATTAAATATGGAGCCAATGTTTATGTTGCGTGCAAAGGCTTGGAAGTTGATATGAACCTTTGCCCGTTCTGAAAGGAGACGGCATGAAAGTATATGAATTGATTCAGCAGTTGTCAAAGTTTAATGCAGATACAGAAGTAGAATTCCATGTTAAGGCAAAATTTGATGCCGATGTAGAAGCTGAATTTGACAGAGACGATGAGGACGATACGCAAGAAGTAACGGTAACAGTGGAATTTAATGATGATGTTGATTTCTGTGACATTGATAACAATGAAGGAAGCATCTGTCCGAATGTCACTATCAATCTTGAATACTAAAAATAGGTTGTAACACCTTGGTATTTACCTAAAAGAAACCAATTTATGCGGTATCTGATGTTTTGGCAAGGAATTTAATATATCACAAAAAACTAAATTGAAAGCCATGAGATACCTTTGGCGAAAGTGACCGCCAGAAAGGAGAATACGTGTTAATAATTGAGGATAAAGGACAGAAAGAGGGCTTACATATCCTTAAGAATAGATATTTCAAAAGCCACGATATGGAAGTCTTGCGTGCACCATTGCCGGTTGGAGATTACATAATTGCCACAGACAAGGTAGCGGATGTTATCCATAGAAAATCAGCTAGAAAAATGGAACTTAAAAAGATGGATTTTCTTGGCACATATGATGTTTCCGTTGACACGAAAAAGGACATGCAGGAAATTGTAGGGAATATCTGTGGAAAAGCACATCCGAGATTCCGTGACGAGTGTATTTTGGCGCAGAACAACGGAATTAAGTTATATGTGCTTATTGAAAATACAGACAAGGTGTATTCCGTCAATGATGTATTTACATGGCATAATCCTCGAGTGGACCGGTATAACAATATTGCATATATGCACACACTTGGAAAATTGCTGAATGTATCGCTACCGAAAACAAAGCCGACATCTGGCAAGGTATTGGCAAAAGCTATGTTGACAATGCAACTTAAGTATGGCGTTGAGTTCGTATTTTGTCGCCCGGAAGATGCTGGGGCAAAGGTTATTGAATTGCTTGGAGGTAGTGAAAATGGCGGAGAATAAGCGGTATTACTGGCTTAAACTGATGGATGATTTCTTTGATAGCAAACGAATCAAAAAACTCCGAAAGATGGCTGGTGGCGATACATATACGATCATCTATCTTAAGATGCAGTTGTTGTCGTTGAAAAAAGGTGGCTATCTGGAATATTCCGGATTGGAAGATGAATTTTACAAAGAGATCGCCCTTGATATTGACGAGGACGAAATCAATGTTCAAGTAACGATTCAGTATCTTCTTTCCTGCGGATTGCTTGAAACATCAGATTCCATTGAGTACAAGTTGCCTTTTGTGCAAGATAACTTAGGAAGCGAGACGGCAAGCACTCGTAGAAGTCGTAAATCTAGGGAAAATGCACAAAAAGCGTTGCAATGCAACAGTGGAGCAACGGAGTGCAACATTTTGCAACAAAATTGCAATGTAGAGATAGATATAGAGAAAGATATAGATACAGATATAGAGATAGAGAAAGAAAATACAAAAGAAAGCGTGCCTGCATCTGATTTGGACTTTGACGCGGAATGGGGATGGGAATACACGATCAATGCATATCCAAAGAAAACGTCGTTAACGTCTGCCAAGGTAGCATGGATGGACAAGCTTTTAGAAGTTATCGAGCCGAACAGGAAAGCCGTTGCAAAGCTGATATATGAGGCTACAGTGGCATATGTTACTGACTATATAGAGAAGAATCCGGATGATACGAATTATCGCTACATACCAAAATACGGAGACTGGCTGAAAGAGGATTGCGATTACTGGATTCGTCAAGTTGAGAAACGAAAGCGAGGTGAGAGCAGTTGACGGAAGCAGAAATTGGAGTGATCGGATGTGTATTGATTGACAATGATTCCATGTACAAGGTTTATAACAAATTGAAGCCGGAAATGTTCAGCTCTGAATTTTGTCAAGATGCTTTTGCTGAAATGCTTGCCATGTATGATCGTGGAGAAAACATTAATGTCGTTTCACTGTCTCAGTCACTTGAAAACCACAAATGGGAGCCGGAAATAATTGCAAGCGAATTGAAAGAATGCATATCTGTTACCCCAGTCTCAACGGCAATAAAAAGTTATGCGGATGCAGTTGTTAAAGATTGGCGAGCAAGAGAAACAAAAAAAATTTTTCAAGAAGTAAGCCTTAGACCATGCGATATTGATAACTCTATAGCCGAAGTTCTCACGAAACTCGAAGAAATCCAAGAAAACAAAACCGTTCACTCAAAAACTATGAAGCAGATTGTTGCAGAAAATAAAGGGAATTATTTCAATGAGCATGTAGGCGAGGGATTGATAAAAACTGGATTTTATCGAACAGATGATTGCCTTGGCGGCTTGGAAGGCGGAGACGTTACTGTAATTGGCGCAAGACCGGGAGTTGGAAAATCTGCAATCGTTACGCAAATGATCGGACAGATGGCAGAAAAGGATTACAACATTGGCTACTATAACCTTGAAATGAACGAATCACAGGTGTATGAGCGTTTCGTTTCTCGAATGTCTGAAATCGGTCTAACAAGGGTTCGCCGGGCAAAGGCTTTTCTTGGTGGGGAGAAAGAAGCATTCGACAAGGCGAATGAAACACTTTCCGGGTATAGCATCACTATTTCAACCGGCGCGAAGTCGGTAAGTGAAATTCGGGCAGAATGCAGGCACCAAAGATATGATGTGATCGTGATTGACTACTTGCAGTTAATCAAGGCTGATCGAAGATTCGGTAACCGTGCATCCGAGGTCGGAGATATTTCAAAAGCTATCAAAGCCTTGGCTATGGAACTGCATGTGCCAATTATCGTACTGTCTCAGCTTAATCGAATATCGGAGATGAGAGAAACAAAAGAGCCAACCATGGCAGAATTGAGAGAATCTGGAGACGTTGAGCAGGATGCATCAAACATTATCTTGTTATGGAATCTTGATGAAGATGGTAAATATAAGGGATGGAAAATTGAAAAACAAAGGCAGGGAACGCATTTAAAAGAAGTTCTCCAATTTGACGGCGATCACATGAGATTCATTGAGCGAACCGAAACCATTGAACAGATTCAAGCACGGATGCAACAGAAAGACGGTTTCCGAGAAGTATGTGGCAGCACACCATTTGATTAAAAGGTGAATGATTATGGCAAGTAAGAAATTTGAAAAAGGTTCCGAAGAATGGCAGTTTTTTAATGACTATTATAAATTCCGGCAGCAGTTTTATGAAGCTGATAACGAAGATGAGTGGTTCCAAGGAATGATGGAAGCAGGGGAAATGCTAATTAAAAAATATGCACGGACAAATATATCAAAATATGTTCAAAGTCTTGTATTTAGCCATTTTGAGGATGTAGAGAGGAGATGGAAGAACAAATGAGTAATGCACTGGCAAGAAAGAAAAAGCGGATGCAGACACTTGGATATTCCAAGAGTGAACTGATTGGAATACAGAGACACGCCAAGGCACAAAGCAATGCGGATTATCTGATAGAGGAATCCTATTATAACGTCCGCATGATGGCATATCAGGCACTGCATGATAAGTTCGGATTCGGACACAAAAGAATCATAAAGGTTGAGCAGACTATTGATGCATATGTGGAGAATGCAAAGGATGGAACGACAGGCGAGGAACTTGGTTTTTATTTGAAAGATAAATGCAAGATTGACGTGCGAGAGGAAACAAATAAGATTCCGTATCGTGAGAGCTTTTATCTGGTAGAGAGAAAGATTGCACCGAACTGCATGATACAGGCAAATAAGTTTTTACTGGCACAGGTATTTAATTATTTTGCTATGTTGGGTGTCTGCCTTAAAACGCAGTTTAAATTTTCGGGAAATCAGATCAGACAGGTTTATGAGAGAATCAGATATTTGATTAACTGCCTTGCTACCGGATATGAAACCATGACAGGGATCGCAAGTGTACTGGAATGGGAATGTAAGTACATTGATAAGCGGTTTATTGGAAAGACGTATGAAATATAGGAGGATTGGTTGATGGACAAGTTAGCTGTGGAACTGCAGGATGGATATTTTGTGGAGATTGATTCTCTGAATCACACCCTGAGACAGAGATATGCCGGACAGGATAAGGACGGCAATGAAAAAGAAAGCGTTCGAACAATCGGATATTTTGGAGACATGAAACAGTGCATTAAGGCTTTGTTAGATCGTTATCCGAGTGAGTTATCCGAAAAGGCGCAGATTTCCTTTAGTGAATACTTGGAACTGTTGGATAAGGCTTATACGAGGTCAGAACAGCTTGTGAACAGGATCGGAAAGGAGCAGGAAAATGCTGAATAGAGAAAAATATGCGGAAGAGATTTTAAATATTGCGTGTGATGGATGCAATATTGCGTTAATTAATGGGAAACTGGAAAAATGCAGGGGAGTCTGCGATAAATGCGATTTTTGCGATAATGACATTAGAAATGCTGGTCGTTGCAGAGAAAAAGCAAAAGAATGGGCGAACAGCCAGTATATTGATTGGAGCGAAGTTCCAGTCGATACACCGATTTTGGTCAGAGATTCTGAACTTTTTGCGTGGAGCAAAGAACATTTTGCAAAATATGAAGATGAAACGGTTTATACATGGGATTACGGAAAAACGTCATGGAGCACATACGACGGTAAAATGAGTAGCTATAAATATGCTATGTTACCAGAAAGCGAGGATTAGAATGTCAATAAGCAGGATTAAAAACAGGATATCTGAGGCAGCAACAGAAGCCTGCGGGTATTCTCCACTAACAAAAGTGGTTTCGGAGGAAGAAATCAACAGGATTTTGGAGCAGGAAAGCGGATGGATTCCAGTAGATGAGCAGATTCCTAATACTGATAAATATATCCTGGTATCGTTTGAAAACTTTACTATTCCAGATATCGGAAGATATGAAACTGATGAAGATGGTAACGGTGCGTTTTATCCGGGGGATGATGACAAAAGCTATGCAAAATATGGATTATTTGTAAATGCTTGGATGCCACTGCCGGAGTCGTACAGCACAGATGCAGAAAAGCCACATATTGAAAAGCCACAGACCAATGCAGACCGGATCCGGAGCATGACGGATGAGGAACTTTTAGATTTCCTTTGCTCAATCGAAACATATGAGCAGGGTAGTGTAAAGACCATTGAGGGCGGCGTAGCAATGTGTTCTGTTACAGAGGTGGAACAATGGCTTAAGGCAGAAAGTGAGGGATAGCATGGAGAGATTAACATATGTGGCAGAGAATGGAGAAGTTTTATTTCATCCAGCAGATTTACCGGATGATGAGGGAATTACCATTACCCAGCTTGCGAAAGATGGAAGATACAAAGCCCTGGAAGAGATTGCGGAAAGACTTGCAAATAGAGAGCAAGCCGAAGAGCAGGGATTACTTCTGCGGTTGCCGTGCAAGGTTGGAGATACTTTGTATAGGGTAAATAAAGGAGCGAAAGAGCCAGTTATTATGATGCGCGTTATCCAGTTATATATCAAGCAGATTCATAAAGACAGAACTGTTATGAGAATTGATGCTATAAATGACACTGATATGGGTGAGAGTTGCTATTTACCGTGCGACATTGGCGAAAGGATATTCCTTACCAGAGAGGAAGCCGAAGCCAAGCTGAAAGAAATGGAGGGGGAAAGTGATGTACTGTGATGGAAGATGTCAGTATTTAAACGAACGTAAACATAAATGTGAGTTGACCGGAGAAAAATTGACTTACATGAAGCAGACCGGAAGTATTTCATTTTCCGTGCATGAACACAGAGGAGTTTGTAAAGGGAAAAAGGTGGAACGCGATGGAGAATAGATTTTTATCCCGTGGAAAGCGGAAAGATAATGGCGAATGGGTGGAAGGATATCTGATTGTAGACGAGAAGGACTACTCTAAATATTTTATCGGGTATGTGCTTGGGACTAATGAAGATGGTGCTCCTCACGATTTGGATGTCGTGCAGGTAGACCCATCCACAATTTGTCGATGCACTGGAATTAAGGATAAGAACGGCAGACTGATTTTTGAGAAAGATATTTTCTGGCATGAATGTGAAGATTACGTTGTCAAATGGGCTGATGATTCGTTGAGTTGGGAAGCTACATCGTTAGAGACTGATGTAAGTGTTCCATTGGGAGATATTAATCCAGATTATATGGTTGTTATTGGAAACGAGATTGATAATCCGGAACTGTTGGAGGTGTAGGAATGACAGAGAATGAAGCGATTGAAGAATTAAAATATGATTGTAACGAAATTGGAAAAGCAATTCCATGTGATACATCATGGGGGGAATCTTTTGAAAATGCTTATGCAATGGCAATAAACGCACTGAAAGAGATTCAACAGTACCGCACGATCGGAACAGTGGAAGAATGCCGGGCGGCGATGGAAATGCAGACGGCAAGGAAAGGAATAAGAGAAAAAATAAAGAACGGATACAATAGAGGAATGCATCACTATTATTGTCCTGTTTGTTACGAGAAGGGAGATTTAAGAAACAAGTATAATGTTGGGTTATATTGCAGTGACTGTGGTCAGAAATTAGATTGGGAGGATGAAGAATGAGTAAGATTCCAAAAGAAATAGTTGATAAAATCGAACAGCGAAATGCGCTTAATGAAGAGATTGCGAAATGGTGTAAGGAAAACCTTGAAATGGATGGTATGAACTCCGATTTTGCTGATATTACTGATTATCATACAGGTGGCGAGCAGGGCAGAGATGATTGTAAAGAATGGTGCGACCAGACATGCAAGGGAGAAGATTGGTACGAGGGAGATTATTATTGGGAAACCGAATACGAGGGTAAATATCTTCACATGGACTTTGATATTTAGAAGCGTGGAACAGGAGGGCGAACGATGAGACTGATTGATGCGGATGCGCTGAAGAAAGATTTAAAATCGGTTACTTTAAGCAATGGAACTTTAGTAAATACAAATGCAGTATTGTATTTACTAGAAGAATATCCGACCGCCTATGACCCGGACAAGATTGTGGAGCAGTTGGAAAATGAGAGAAAGTTTTGGGAGAATGCATATAACAGGAATTTGGGAAAAGAGAAAGCAAGAAGTTATGAGCACGCAATCGAGATTGTGAAAGGCGGTGGAGTAGATGCGTAATAATATAGATGAACTTTTGGAAGAAGCACGGATACGTCAGCAGGAAGAGAAAGAGCTTAGAGAAAACCCATTATTGCAGTACAGCACATCACAGCTGAAAGCAGAATTACGCAGAAGAAAGAGGGATGGGTGTTAGGTATGGCTAAAGCAGTATTGATTATGGATAATCCGGAAAGATGTGCTGATTGTCCATTGAGGAATAGTGAAAAAACTAGCTATGTGTGTTGTTACTTGACACTAAAAAACATATCATCGACTGATTATTATGACAAAAAGCCGGATTGGTGTCCACTTCGGGAACTGCCAGAGAAGATACCAGAGTTGAAATCTGGTTATGAAGATCTCAGCACATCAATACGTCGGGTGGGTTGGAATGCCTGCTTAGATGAAATTTTAAAAACAGATGGGATGAGAAAGGAGTAATGACATGGCAAGATATATTGATTCTGATGCTTTAAAAAAGCATATTCGTCATAGATTTATGAGATTGAACAGTGAATCAAAAATTGGGCTTAAGGAATGCAAAGAGATTGATGCCGTCATTGATGAGGAAAAAGAAATCAAGGTGTTTGACAGAGATGACGGAGCAGAGCCGATTCTTGAGACAAAAACAGGTTTGCATCACGAGTTGCATTCAGACGGTCATGGAGAATTTGTGCAATCCACTTATACTGATTGGATGTGTCCTAATTGCGGTTGGTTCGTGGGTGAATTATACAGTGGGTTTGGCAAATGGCATATTCAGGCCGAATTATCTTTCTGCTCAAGGTGTGGTCAAAAGATTGATTGGTCGAAGCCTAAAGAGGAAGAAAAAAGACGGTATGAATCTGAAAAAGAGCGTCAAAGGCAGGAGTGGCTTGATAAAACAGGACACGTACTTGATAACATGAATGAGCGAAGACGGATAAAATACGGAGTAACAGAAAAATAAAGTAAAACAAAGAAAGGAGCCGGAACCTATCCGGATAAAAGGCGCGCCGGGTTCCTTTTAAAGAAAATGATACATGGAGAATTGATAGTTGACAATTTTGCCGGTGGGGGCGGCGCTTCCACTGGTATAGAAATGGCAACCGGATACAGTGTTGATATAGCCATCAACCATGATCCAGAAGCTATCAAGATGCACAAGGCGAACCATCCGAATACGAAGCATTACTGTGAAAACATGTGGGCGGTCGATCCGGTAAAAGCGTGCAACGGGCATCCGGTCGGACTTGCCTGGTTCTCGCCGGACTGCAAACATTTTAGCAAGGCGAAAGGCGGGAAACCAAAGGATAAGAATATCCGTGGTCTTGCGTGGGTAGCCTGCCGATGGGCGGGACTTGTCCGACCGAGAGTCATCATGCTTGAAAATGTGGAAGAGTTCAAAACATGGGGACCACTTGGACGGCGACACCATCCGATTAAGGCAAAGCAGGGCGAAACATTTCAGAAATTCGTTCAGCAGCTCACGGATTTAGGATACGAAGTGCAATTCCGGGAGCTGATTGCCGCTGACTACGGAGCACCTACCATGCGAAAGAGATTTTTCATGATCGCCCGGTGTGACGGCAAGCCGATCGTCTGGCCAGAGCCGACACACGCACCGGCAGACAGTGAAGAGGTAAAGGCAGGATTGAAAAAACCTTATGTTGGAGCATACACGCAGTTGGATTTTTCATTGCCCTGTCCAAGTATCTTTGATACTTCGGAAGAAATCAAGGAAAAATACGGCATCAGGGCGGTACGACCGCTTGCACAGAAAACGATGGGTAGGATAGCCAGAGGATTTATAAAATTCGTTTTGAATAATCCAAAGCCTTTTATCATTCAGTGTAATCATGGCGGTGAGCGTAGACCGAATGATATCAGAGAGCCGATGCCAACCATAACCGGGAAGCATGGATACGGGATTGTAGAGCCGTATATGGTGCAGATCGGGCAGACCGGATTCACAAAAGATCGAAGCAAGGATGTGCGGGAACCACTCACAACGATTGTGAGCAAAAATGAGCATTGTCTGATTGAACCAATGCTTGCACCATACATGGGAACGAATACGACAAATCATCCGGGCGGAAATTGCAGAGATCCGATACATACGATCACCACAGGTAATCAACAATGCCTTATTAGCCCGACGCTTATTCAGTACCATTCAGAAACAGCAAAGGACGAAGTAAGAGGGCAGTTGATTGAAGAACCTATTATGACAGTTGACAGCTCAAATAGATATGGGCTGGTCGCATCGTTTCTGCATAAGTACTATGACGGAGGATATAAAGGTGCTGGGGAAACAGTAGAAAATCCGCTACCGACAGTGACAGCATGGGATCATAACAGTGTGGTTACGGCGAATTTAATTCAGATGAACAATCACTGTGATGGAAGAGATATGCGTGATCCTATTCCGACAATTACCGCCGGTGATGGACATTTTGGAGAGGTCAGAGCGTTTCTGATTAAATACTATGGACAGGGAACAGGGCAGGATATAGAACAGCCGCTTGATACTGTGACAGCCAGGGATAGATTCGGATTGGTTACGATAGAGGGTGTCGATTATCAAATCGTGGATATCGGACTGCGGATGCTAGAGCCAAGGGAGTTATATGGATGTCAAGGATTCCCGGATGATTACATAATCGACCATGATTACACCGGAAAGACGTATCCAAGAAGTGAACAGGTGCGCAGATGTGGCAATGCAGTATGCCCACCGATACCTGCGGCACTGGTCAGAGCAAATTTGCCAGAATTGTGTGTTGCAGAGCGGATGCCAAATATGCAGATAGAAGCAGAGCAGACAGGACAGCTTCGGTTTGCCTAACCTTTAAATTTTAGAACCAGATAAAAAACCTTGCAATCATCATACCACATTCCGCAGTAGTATATGCGGTGGAGGTGGGAGATGATATGGAAAGAGAGGGGCACAGATGGATTGGAATTATGACATGGACAGTTGTCCGTTAGATACAAAGGTTTTCTTATTGTCAGCAAACGACAACCTACTTTTGCCACAGCGTGAATTTGTTGGCACTCTTATGCGCAAAGGACATTCTGTTACAAGAGGTAAGTGCTTTAGTGGAGATCCAGAGTATTTTTATAGAAGTAAAATTGTTGCGTGGAAGAAATATAATGCAGAAAGAGAGGAATAATTGCATGAAGTATACGGTAGAACTGACAGAAAACGGAATTAATGAAACATTGGAATTGAATGGAATAACTTACAGAAAAGAATGGACAAGGTTGGAAAATGGTTTACTTCAGTGCTCACAGAAAGATTTCTCGGAGCAGATGAGAGAGAATGGACATGATGGAGACCTTATAGAGAGAGTAGCAGAAGTATTTGACAGCTTTTTGGCAGGAGACGTAGATGATATCAGGGATTGTTATGATTAAGGAGAACGTGTAATTATGCTCAATAGCAAGGTATATACAAAAAAGTGTGTGATCTGCGGAAAAGAATATAAATCAATATCAGTCAGAGCACTTACCTGTGGAAAGGATTGCAGAAATGAATACCGCAGAAGAAAAGATAGGGAAAAAAGAAGCGTAAAAACATGTAGAAACAGTACATTAGATGATGTTTTAGGAAAAGCAAGAGAAGCCGGCATGAGTTACGGAAAATATGTGGCAATGATGGACGGTACACCGAAGATCTGGCAGGGAGAAGAATAAAATATTGGAGGATAGTGGCTTATGAAGTTTTCAAAACTGACTAAGCCAGAGCTTGAAACAATTATTGAAAACGCCAATTTCACGGAGCAGGAAGAAGAAATATTTTATCTTCTTGCCCGTGGACTTATTTCAAAAGAAATAGCCATGAGACTATGCGTATCAACAAGAACAGTGGAAAGAAGAATTTTTGATATTAAACAGAAAGTAAAAAAGTTAGAAGGTGAGTTAAACGGGAAATCTTTCAAATAGTGAGTTGTTGAATATTGCCATCGAAAATGGTATTATCAACATAGACACCATTCAGAAAAAAATTGAAATGAACGAAAGGAAAAAATTTATTGAAAAACACACTTACAGCATTTGGCAAGGAAAAGATGGAAAGTTTTACACATATTTGCCAGATGAAGATAATAAGAGAGGAAAGAGACTTGTAAAGAGAACATCTGAAAAAGCAATTGAAGATGAAATAGTAAAGTTCTATAAAGCTAAGGAGGATGAACCTACAGTTATTCAGGTATATTCTAATTGGATTTCTGAAAAACTTGAATATGGTGAAATAACAAGACAGACAAAGGACAAGTACGAGACAAATTTTAAAAGATTTTTTGAAAATAAGTATTTGCCGATTGCAAATAGAAAAATCCGGTACATTGATGAAGAAATATTGGAATCATTCATAAAAACAGCTATTTCAAAACTGGAACTTACGCAAAAAGCTTATTCTGATATGCGGATATTGATTAACGGAATTTTCAAATATGCAAAGAAAAAACATTATACCAGCCTGAGCATAACCAGTTTTATGGGTGATTTGGAAATTTCGGAAAAGTCATTTAAAAAGAACCATAAGTCAGACTGCGAATTGGTATTTTCTAAGGATGAGGAACTTTTAATTGAACGATTTGTAATGGAAGATGAGCCTACATTGATAGAACTTGGCATTATTTTGGCATTTAAAACAGGATTGAGAGTTGGGGAAATATCTACCCTCTCATGGTCTGATGTCGGAGAAAATAAGATACATATATCAAAGACAGAAATAAGATATAGAGATGATAATGGCAAATATGTATTTGATGTTCAAAATTTTCCTAAAAGTGATGCCGGGTTTAGAGATGTTATAATTACCGCAGATACCAAAGAACTTATGAGAAAAATAAAAATGCTCAATCCATTTGGGCAATATATTTTTATGAAAAACGGTAAACGAATAAAAGGTCAGGCATTTACAAGGCGGCTATATGTGATATGTGATAGAATAGGAATTGGTGAACGTTCAATTCACAAGGCAAGAAAGACATATGCAACAAAGTTGATAGATGGAAATGTTCCAGAATCGGTAATAAAAACACAAATGGGGCATACAGATATCAGAACAACTCTCGATCATTACTATTTTAATAACAAGACAGAGAGTGAAATGCAGGAATATATTGCAAAAGCATTATCAATGTAAAAGGTAACACGAGGTAACACCTTTGGAGATAAAGAAATTCAGTATTTATGCGGGTTTGAGAGAATTGATACCGAGTTCGAATCTCCCTTCCGCTACTTCAAGACCTCAGAGATTCTGAGGTCTTTTGTTGTATACCGGCAAAATTTTTTATATAATAAGTTTATGATACGAATCCTATACAGGCAGAATTCAATTTTACTTTTAAAGATGCAGGAGAGGAGAACTATGAAACAAAAATATAAGAAGCTGGCATTTTTCATATTATTACTAAGTATGCTTACCGGCTGTATGTTATTGAGTGGCTGTACGGAAAATACAGAAAATGGATCACAGAGCAGCTATATTGTAGATTCGGATGAGCTGCAGGATACAGAAAATCAGGTGGAATTCGTACCGGGTTCTATGAAGGGTTCAAAACAGGAGGAAATGTCGGAAAACGAAGAACAGGGTCAGACAGAGCAAAGTCGTCAGACTGTTGCGGAAGAAAATGATGCGGAGCAGGCAAAGACGGCAGGTAATCTGGAAGTACATTTTATAGATGTGGGACAGGGGGATGCGACTCTGATCAAATGTGATGGTCATTCTATGCTGATCGATGCGGGAAATAATGATAAAGGTACACTTGTACAGAATTATCTGCAGCATCAGGGAGTGGAGACTCTTGACTATGTGATC